CAGAAATGGTGGAAAAAATAGCCTAAATAGGCTGATTCGATGTGTTTGCGGGAAAAAAATCGGCCCAGATCCGCGAAATTTTAATCAGCGAGTCAACTTGGGAAGAAATGACCTGCTTATTCGCACCTTCCTTAGATCATGGCCATCTGAAAGCCCCATTTCCTGACGGGCGACATCCAGTATCCAGTTAACGCGATTATTATGCAGCGTTTCTTTCAGCTCATTAAAACCACGCATCCGGTAATGGTTATCGTGATGCCAGCACAACAACACCGCGCTATTGTCTCGTTCTGCGTGGACAATATGGTTGTCACACCAGCTACGATCTGCGGCCTGGCATTGCCCCTCTTTCCTGCGCAACCACGCCACCAGCGCGTCAATTCCACCAATACGGCGAAACAGTTCATCGCTGTTAAAAAACGGCTGCAACGCCTCATTTGTTGCCATAGTTTGCTCGGAAACAACGAGGCCGTCGTCCATGTGCTCGATTAACTCACGCGGCACCGGCTCCATAATAAATTTACGGCCAGCCTCCACCAGCTTTCTGACTTCCTGATCCACTTTGAATGTGGCGACGCCAAGCTCTTTTTGTACAAAGGGAGTAATTACGGCTTTCACATCACACCTTTCATCACTGATTGGGCTTTATCTGCTGCCCGGCATTCTCTGTTTAAGCACAACCATTTCCTGACGGCATAACACAGCAATAGCGGTCCTGGCACCAATTTGCTTACCAACCAGGTATTGCTTTACCTCGCTGCGGCTCACACCATCAAGAAGCATCTTTAACGCTTCACGGGACAATTTGTTGTATTTACGTGCCATTAATCTACTCCGCAGAACCATACAATCTACGTAACGTGTCGGCGACAGAAGATACAGATATCTCTCCGGTCGCAGCTCCTACGGTAAGGTCTGCCAGTTCAGGTGAATCAAATACCTGCACCCCGTTACGGCGTAGAAATAACAGCGCACTGTTTAGCGCGGTACGCTTATTGGCATCATTGAATATATGCCCTCTCGCTGTAGCCACCAGGTAGGTGGCGGAGACTTCGAAAAGGTCGGTGATCTCTTCGTAGGCAACTCTGGCCTGAACTCTCCCGATAATGGCCTCTGCCCTACCCGGATCTGACATGCCCGGCAGGCCGCCGTAGCGGTTTATATTCGCATCATGAAGCGCAATAAGTTCTTCCGGTGATATATGCCTCATTATCGGTTAACCAGTTCCTTGTTGGTGGAGTCCAGGGTGTCAAACAGGGATGCAAATTCAGCATCCAGCGCCGCTTTTTTGTAGGCTTCGAAAGTAGCCTTGCTGACAATTACTGCTGGCTCACGGCCTCTGCGGGTGATTTCAACCTCTTCCCCGGCTTCAACATTGTTGAGCACTTCAGAAAGGTTGCCACGCGCGGTACGGAAGTTAATGGATTGCATAAACACCTCGTGTACTCGTTATGTGTACACAATTATAAACTTCACAGGCATAAAGCACCAGCACTTTGCGGCTTAACAAACCTCTAGGCAGGTCATTCGTAGCCTAATGTCCGAACTGCTAAAGCATCCAAGTTGCTGTAGAATCACCGCCAATTACATAAGCCTGAAATAAGTGGATGAAAATGACAAGTATTCAACAACGTGCAGAGCTTCATCGTCAAATCTGGCAAATTGCCAACGATGTCAGAGGTTCGGTCGATGGATGGGATTTTAAGCAATACGTTCTGGGCGCACTTTTCTACCGTTTTATCAGCGAAAATTTTTCCAGCTATATTGAAGCCGGTGATGACAGTATCTGTTATGCGAAACTGGATGACAGCGTAATTACTGATGACATTAAAGACGATGCCATCAAAACCAAAGGCTACTTCATCTACCCAAGCCAGCTTTTCTGCAACGTAGCTGCGAAAGCAAAGACCAATGACAGACTGAATGCAGATTTAAACAGCATCTTCGTTGCTATCGAAAGTTCTGCTTACGGTTACCCTTCAGAAGCTGACATCAAAGGTTTGTTTGCTGATTTCGATACCACCAGTAACCGCCTGGGTAACACCGTTAAAGATAAAAATGCCCGCCTGGCAGCGGTTCTGAAAGGGGTTGAAGGGTTAAAACTTGGTGACTTCAACGAACATCAGATTGACCTGTTCGGTGATGCCTATGAGTTCCTGATTTCTAACTATGCCGCAAATGCCGGTAAGTCAGGCGGTGAGTTCTTTACACCGCAGCACGTCTCCAAGCTGATTGCACAACTGGCTATGCACGGGCAGACCAGCGTTAACAAAATCTACGACCCGGCAGCGGGTTCCGGCTCACTGTTGTTGCAGGCGAAAAAACAGTTTGATAACCACATCATCGAAGAAGGCTTTTTCGGTCAGGAAATCAACCATACGACCTATAACCTGGCGCGTATGAACATGTTTTTGCACAATATCAACTACGACAAGTTTGATATCAAGCTGGGTAATACACTGACTGAGCCGCACTTCAGAGATGAAAAACCGTTTGACGCCATCGTATCTAATCCACCGTATTCGGTGAAATGGATTGGCAGCGATGACCCGACGCTGATTAACGATGAACGTTTTGCCCCGGCTGGCGTTCTGGCCCCCAAATCCAAAGCTGACTTTGCGTTTGTACTACATGCGCTGAACTATCTTTCGGCCAAAGGTCGTGCTGCGATTGTCTGCTTCCCGGGTATTTTTTACCGTGGCGGCGCAGAGCAGAAAATCCGTCAGTATCTGGTCGACAATAACTATGTCGAAACCGTGATTTCACTCGCACCGAACCTGTTCTTTGGCACCACCATTGCCGTAAATATTCTGGTGCTGTCTAAACATAAAACGGATACCAAAGTTCAGTTTATTGACGCCAGCGAACTGTTCAAAAAAGAGACTAACAACAATATCCTGACCGATGCCCATATCAACCAGATTATGCAGGTATTTGCCAGCAAAGAAAATGTTGCTCATCTGGCGAAATCTGTCGCGTTTGAGGCCGTTGTTGCTAATGACTATAACCTGTCGGTGAGCAGCTATGTGGAAGCGAAAGATAACCGCGAAATTATCGATATTGCTGAGCTGAATGCTGAGCTGAAAACCACGGTCAGCAAAATCGACCAGTTGCGTAAAGATATTGATGCAATTGTGGCAAAGATTGAAGGTGACAAGGCGCAATCATGAGTGGGTTGAACTTTCTGAACAAATTGCTGGATGGAGTTGATGTTGAATGGTTGTCACTGGGAGAGCTTGGCGATTTCATACGTGGCAATGGACTACAGAAAAAAGATTTCGTTGAAAGTGGTTTTCCAGCAATACATTACGGTCAGATTTATACAAGGTATGGGTTATCAGCTGATAAAACATTTACTTACGTGCTTCCAGAACTAGCCAATAAGCTGAGAAAGGCTCAAAAAAATGACTTATTGCTAGCAACAACATCAGAAAACGATGAAGATGTAGTAAAACCTTTAGCCTGGCTTGGCGATAACGTTGCTATTTCCGGAGATATGATGTTATTTCGCCACGAGCAAAATGTTAAATATCTCGCCTATTTCTTCCAGTCCGAAATATTTCAAACACAAAAAATGAAATATATTACTGGAGCTAAAGTCCGACGGGTTTCCAGTGGCGATTTATCTAAAATTAAAATTCCAATTCCCTGTTCAAACAATCCAGAAAAGTCTCTTGCCATCCAGTCTGAAATCGTTCGGATTCTGGATAAATTTACTGCACTTACCGCTGAGCTTACCGCTGAGCTTACCGCTGAGCTTAACATGCGTAAAAAACAGTACAACTACTATCGCGACCAGTTGTTGAGTTTTAAAGAGGGTGAGGTTGAGTGGAAGACTTTGGGGGAAGTGGCTGTTATAGGAACAGGTAACCATGATACGCAAGATGCTATAGAACATGGCAAATATATTTTTTATGCACGTGGACGTGAGCCATTAAAGTTAAATGTATTTGATTTTGATGAAACAGCAATCATTACAGCTGGAGATGGTGCCGGGGTGGGGAAGGTATTTCATTACGCTAAAGGTAAATATGCTTTGCATCAGAGAGCATATCGTATTGTCCCAAATGCATTTATGAATCCGCGATTTGTATATCACTATATAACAGCATATTTTTTTACCTATATTCAAAAAGCATCAGTAAGTTCATCGGTTACCTCACTTCGTCGACCAATGTTTTTAAAATTCCCAATACCTGTACCACCTTCAGAAGAACAAGCTCGCATTGTCGAAATACTCGATAAATTCGACACCCTGACCAACTCCATCACTGAAGGTCTCCCGCGTGAAATCGAGTTGCGCCAGAAACAATACGAATACTACCGTGATTTACTGTTCAGTTTCCCGAAACCTGAAACTGTCAGTAATTAATTGACCATTGCTACCGACCGGGCCACCTTAACACCCGGTCAGTATATAGACTATTTTTTACGCGCTGGAAGTCGCCCTTAACTCCCTTCCGGCCCTTGCCAGACGGCACAAAGGATGCGCTATGACTCATCAGACACACACCATTGCTGAATCCAATAACTTTATCGTTCTTGATAAGTACATCAAAGCTGAGCAAACAGGCGACAGCTATCAGAGCGAATCGGACCTGGAACGTGAACTGATTCAGGACCTGCGGAATCAGGGCTATGAATTTATATCCGTAAAATCACAGTCGGCGATGCTAGCCAATGTTCGGGAACAGCTTCAGAACCTCAATGGTGTGGTGTTTAATGACAGCGAGTGGCGGCGTTTCACGGAGCAGTATCTGGATAACCCGAGCGATGGCATTCTGGATAAGACCCGTAAAATCCATATCGACTATATTTGCGACTTTATTTTTGATGACGAGCGTCTTGAGAACATCTATTTGATAGATAAAAAGAATCTCATGCGCAATAAGGTGCAGATTATCCAGCAGTTTGAACAGACGGGTTCTCATGCTAACCGTTATGACGTCACGATCCTGGTTAATGGTTTACCGCTGGTGCAAATCGAACTAAAAAAACGCGGGGTGGCGATTCGTGAGGCTTTCAACCAGATACATCGTTACAGTAAAGAGAGTTTTAACAGCGAAAATTCCCTGTTTAAGTATCTGCAGCTGTTCGTCATTTCCAACGGCACTGATACCCGTTATTTTGCCAACACCACAAAGCGCGATAAAAACAGTTTTGACTTCACCATGAACTGGGCTAAATCAGACAACACGCTGATTAAAGACCTCAAAGACTTTACCGCTACCTTTTTCCAGAAACATACTCTGCTTAATGTTCTGGTGAACTACAGCGTTTTTGACAGCAGTCAGACACTACTGGTAATGCGACCGTACCAGATTGCCGCCACCGAGCGCATTCTGTGGAAAATTAAGAGTTCCTTTACAGCGAAGAACTGGTCAAAACCGGAAAGCGGTGGGTATATCTGGCACACTACCGGTTCTGGTAAAACCCTCACCAGCTTTAAAGCCGCGCGTCTGGCAACAGAGCTGGACTTTATTGATAAAGTCTTCTTTGTGGTCGACAGGAAAGACCTCGATTACCAGACCATGAAGGAATATCAGCGTTTTTCGCCAGACAGCGTCAACGGCTCGGAAAATACCGCAGGTCTTAAACGAAATCTGGATAAGGACGATAACAAAATTATCGTCACTACTATTCAGAAACTCAATAACCTGATGAAAGCAGAAAGCGATCTGCCTGTATACAATCAGCAAGTGGTGTTTATATTTGATGAATGCCACCGCAGCCAGTTTGGAGAAGCGCAGAAAAACCTGAAGAAGAAATTCAAACGCTATTATCAGTTTGGTTTTACCGGCACACCTATTTTCCCGGAAAACGCTTTAGGCTCAGAAACGACCGCCAGCGTATTTGGTCGTGAATTGCATTCGTATGTGATTACCGATGCGATTCGTGATGAAAAAGTGCTCAAATTCAAGGTGGACTATAACGATGTGCGGCCACAATTTAAGTCTTTAGAGACAGAAACCGACGAGAAAAAACTGAGTGCGGCTGAAAATCAGCAGGCGTTCCTTCATCCCATGCGTATTCAGGAAATTACGCAATATATCCTGAATAACTTCCGCCAGAAAACCCACCGTACTTTCCCTGGCTCCAAAGGTTTTAATGCCATGCTGGCAGTGAGCAGCGTGGATGCCGCGAAAGCCTATTACGCGACGTTTAAACGGTTACAAGAGGAAGCCGCTAATAAATCGGCTACCTATAAACCGCTGCGTATTGCGACAATCTTCTCCTTTGCCGCCAATGAAGAACAAAATGCCATTGGTGAAATTTCCGATGAAACTTTTGATACCAGCGCAATGGACAGCAGTGCTAAAGAGTTTCTGGACGCTGCAATTCGTGAATATAACAGCCATTTTAAAACTAACTTTAGCACCGACAGTAACGGTTTTCAGAACTACTATCGTGATTTAGCCCAGCGGGTTAAAAATCAGGATATCGATCTGCTAATTGTCGTGGGGATGTTTTTAACCGGCTTCGATGCTCCAACATTAAACACGCTATTCGTCGATAAAAACTTGCGTTTTCACGGCCTGATGCAGGCATTCTCCCGCACCAACCGCATTTATGACGCGACTAAAACCTTCGGTAATATTGTCACGTTCCGGGATCTGGAACGCTCAACCATTGATGCCATAACGCTGTTTGGTGACAAAAATACCAAAAATGTGGTTTTAGAAAAGAGTTATGCAGAGTATATGGAAGGCTTTACTGATGCTGCCACTGGTGAAGCTAAACGCGGCTTCATGACAGTAGTTTCAGAACTGGAACAACGGTTCCCTGACCCTACCAGTATTGAAAGTGAAAAAGAGAAGAAAGACTTCGTTAAACTGTTTGGCGAATACCTGCGTGCCGAGAACATCCTGCAAAACTATGATGAATTTGCCACGCTAAAAGCCCTGCAACAAATCGATCTTAGCGATCCTGTTGCGGTAGAAAAATTCAAAGCAGAACATTATGTGGATAATGAAAAGTTCGCTGAATTGCAAACAATTCGTCTCCCTGCTGATCGCAAGATTCAGGATTATCGTTCTGCCTATAACGATATTCGCGACTGGCAGCGCCGTGAGAAAGAAGCTGAGAAAAAAGAGAAATCAACCACTGACTGGGATGACGTAGTTTTTGAGGTCGATTTGCTGAAGTCTCAGGAAATAAACCTGGATTATATCCTTGGACTGATTTTCGAACACAACAGACAAAATAAAGGCAAGGGCGAAATGATCGAAGAGGTCAAACGCTTAATTCGTTCAAGCCTGGGGAACCGGGCGAAAGAGGGCCTGGTGGTCGATTTTATTCAGCAAACGAACCTGGATGATTTACCAGACAAAGCCAGTATCATTGAGGCATTCTTTACGTTTGCTCAACGCGAACAGCAACGTGAAGCAGAAGCATTGATAAAAGAAGAAAATCTCAATGAAGATGCAGCAAAACGCTATATTCGCATGTCTTTAAAACGCGAATACGCCACCGAAAATGGCACAGAATTAAACGAAACATTACCAAAACTTAGTCCGTTGAATCCGCAATATAAAACGAAAAAACAGGCAGTTTTCCAGAAAATCGTCTCGTTTATTGAGAAGTTTAAAGGCGTAGGCGGAAAAATATAGCCCAATTCGTATTTTTCTTGCGGGTTCTTAATTAAACCCGCAAGAGACCGTGGGGTTCCAAATGGCTAATATACTCCCCTTACCCATGCGCGACAATGCTGCCAAAAGTGATAGAGAACAGCCAGAAATAGATCGCGGCCATAATGATTTTGAATGCCGTGTTCATATTTTCAGCTCCTGAGATTGATTGGATACATGCCGCGCCTTGCGGCATGTTTTTATTTTCATTTTCTCTGTTTTAAAAATCAAGATTTATTAGAGTAATTATTGTTGATGGAGAAGCGCGTTTTCATACTCCCTGACCATTAACGTAAGTACGCCGTGACTCCTGAAAACACGCGCCACTTCAATCTTATCTTCCAGCGCGAACGCAATTTTACTTAGACCAATTTTCTTCAGGAGATCAATCTTTGCTGGACCGTCATTTCTGTCATCGGTGGCAGGACGCATAGATAGCAAAGGCTCAGCCCCATTTGTTACGTGCTTACGCAACCAGGCTCGTGTTTTATCCCTGGCTATCTCACAGCGCCCGGTTACAAACCAGAGGGTGTAAATGCCGGACAACTGGCGCACCATATCAATAACTGGAGTGATGGGAGCATCAGTGTCACAGGCAAGGTTAAACTCGTTCCAGTGCTCTGTTAATGCACCTTTGCCAGGTGGTGGAAGTAAATGCAGCCTGTCTTCCGTTGCCTCTGATATCGTCCCATCAATATCTACTATGACGATGTACGGACGTTCCTGGTGTGCGTGTTTATTGAAAATACTCAAATGCCCTCCTCATTGGACGAAAAAAATGCTGGTGGGAGCACTCCACCAGCATTAAAAGTGACACTGTAACTATCAGCGAACGTAAATAGTGCCGCCGTTCTCTTTTTCCCATGCCTCGCTACGTGCATAGCAAACATCGAGAAGTCTTCTTGCCGCAGTTTCCTCTAAACCCAATTCGACAACCAACTGCTCATGACGGCGGGTAACCACATCAAACAGGGTATGCAACCCTTTAGTTGCCAGATCATCAATGAATTCCGGTTCGAACGGCAGCTCTGCATCTGCCAACATAACCTCTTGCGCCCACTCAACTCGACGGACCAATTCCGGGCGGCGGCTTTCCATCTCTTTACAGATCAATTCATGGAAGAACTCTACCCAACCTTCCGGCTGGAACTCGCGGAAAATTGCCAACGGCTGGAAGTTTGGCATCAACCATTCGTTGATTCGGATATCAATGGCATAGCCCATGTCGCAGCAGAACTGATAAGCAAAGTCCAGCTTAGAAACGATATAAGGACGCTCGTTATTGAACTCTTTAGGCGATGAGATCCCATAAGCCAGGAGGCGCGGGAAGAAGGAGATTTGCCCTAACGTCGGATGAAGTTTGCTTGCAGGGAAACGGCGCTCAGTAATGCCATACATTTCCTTCTTGAGCGTCGCAAATTTGGCATTCTCATTAACCAGCGCGGTAACCTCTGCTTTTTTATTAGCAAATGCCACGCGCGCTTCGCTTGCATCTTTAATAGTTTTTTTGAGCTGTTGGTTAAGGTCGGCGACCTGCTTACGCAGTTCCTGTCGCTCGCTTTTAGCTTTGTTATAGCGTTTCTCAAGGTTAAAAGGATCAAGTTTCATGATCTCTTTATATTGAGATTTTAGCGTTGAAATCTGTGAGTTCCGCAGTTCAACCATCGCGGTCATTTCATTGAGTTTTGTTTCCAGCTCAATGCTTATACGTTCGGCATTATCAGCACGCTGGTTGGCGTCATGCGTCGCATCGTCGATCGCGTCCTGTTGCTGGCGTTTCAAATGTTCAATTTGTAGCTGAAGCTCTTCAATTTCTTTACCCTTCAGACCGAGATCCAACTGCATATTTTCAGCTGCATCTACCAGGGAGTTATGGCTATCAGCTTCTGCGTTATAAACATCAATAAGCTGTGCGTGAAGCATCTCCGCTGACTGAACCGCATTATCAAAAAAACGCGCTGTGAGGTCATCACAACTAACGCGGCGTTGCGCGGCCCGGATGTTCTGGATAATGGCTGGGATACCGGCATTCAGGACGTCAGGGATAGATACATTTTCGATTGATTGGTTTTGTGCTGAAGTGCTCATTTCAAAGTTCCGTATTAGCTTGTGCTTCGGTCATTTTTCCTAAGTATGAAGGTGGAAGGACTACGCGATTTGTATCCAGTCCCTCACCTATGGCAGCCTGTAAAATTCTGGCTAAGGTGAGTCTCTTGTTGCGATACCTGGTGATTACATGCCTGATACCGCCGGTCGGCGTAACAAAGGCGATCAGCCAGTAGTGATATTTCCGTCGGAATGGCCACATAGTGCACCTTGTAGATTGCTCTAATAAAAAATGTGATGAGTGTACATCACGTTTTAAAAATATGGAATTATTAGAGCAATATTATTCTGATTCTCGCTCAAAAAATGAGCTGATAAGGGGAAGCCAATCCTCTGACACTTCGCGAGGTCGCGGTTTGCCGTGGAAAAAGATTATTCGGCAGTCTTTTGGTAATGCCCCATTCCCCCTGGAGTAACGCGCGCTCGCATATTTTGAACCAGGTTCCACAACATCGGCCTTGTAACTTACAAACCATCCTGGATACAGATCCTGAAATGCTGGTGTATCATCGCCCATAACCTTTCGTAAGAACCCCTGGTCACCCCAGCACTCAGTAGTGACACAACGAGAAATCCAACCTTCCGGATCTTGCCAGAATGAACTCCAGATATGCGCTTTAACACTATTTGGTATCCACAGGGCACCGCTGCCACGATATTGTGGATGGTAAAAATCCCTAAGCATGGTGAAGCTGGTTGGTGGATGCTCTAGGATTGGGCGTATATCACCGGCAATAACCGTGTCCAAATCCAGATAGAACAGATCATCGGTTATATCCGGTCGGAACAACTCGATTTTCGCCCACCAGCCACGGCACTTTTGCCACTGGTTGATCAATGGGACAACTTTGACGCCAGGTACATGTAAACGCTTCAGGTCTGTCAGGCAAATAATTTCATAGCCTTTTGGCAGTTGATTAACCAGCCACTGCACATCGGAAGCGTTATAGTCACCACCAGAGCGAAAAACTAAAGCAATCTTCATGCTGCACCATCACCTTTCACTTTCATCAATGTCAGGTTTCCGCAAAATACGGCACCAGTGTCGATATACTGCTGATTCCAGAATGTCTTCGGGCTTTTCACCGGAGTGTGACCAAAGATAAAACGATCTGCGCCCGAAATTTCGCCACCAATATCATCCATCGAATCACTGATACGCTCGCGCGCCCAGACAACGTTGAAAAGCGGTACCTCCTTACCGAATTGGTATTCATTATCCGGATAGTCGGCATGGGCTATAACGATAGTTTCTTGCCCGGTGTTCAACTCAATGATATAGGGCAGACGCTTTACCAGCTCCACCAGCGCCCAGGCTAATATTTCCTGATCAGTGTCCAGCATGAAGAACCATTGTCCGCCATTCATTAGCCAGTTATTCACGTTGCCATCTGGACTTAACGCATCAATCATCAGCCGCTCATGGTTCCCCATCACTGCCCTGAACCAGGGCATCTGCAATAGTTCCAGACATTCGACATTTTCAGTACCGCGATCGATAAGGTCGCCGACCGATATCAGTAAATCCTGCGCCGGGTCAAAATCCACACGATGGAGTTCGGACATCAGTCTGGTGTAGCAACCATGCAGATCACCAACAACCCAGACATTCCTGTATTTGGTACCGTCGATACGGTGATAAATTGTGGGTGCCATCATGTATTCTTCAGCCATTCTTTAAGAGTCATCTGCGGAATACCTCCCATTTTCCCGCATGAAACAACGTCAATCTGTTCACGCGCAGACTGGAATAACAAAGGCAGGTGACTTAGATTTTTTGGCGTGCCGCCGGAATGAACGCGTGGTTCTTGCGTAGCGTCAACGCCCACCAGGGCTACATGTTTGAATCCGATATGGAAAGCCAGGTTCAGAGCACCATATGCACTATTGCCGCTGGCAATTTCATTCTCATCTTCGCAAAGGCCGAAATGTGCGGACCAGCGCCACGCCCACCACTCGGGAGAATTCGTATTTTTTGGCTCCGTGCCGCGCTCAGCCACACGACGGAAGCACAGAACGCCGTCTCTGACCTCACGTTCTTTAACATCGGGTAGCGCCATGCAATAACAAACACCACGGCGACGGCGGCCACGACCAACGCGCCGCATATTGTCTGGCGATGGATCAAGGGTGAAAAAATAAGAAGCGCGGTTAAGCCAGTCGATGGCCCCATTGACCGCTATAATCGGCACTCCGCGCGGCGCAACAAAGTTTGCGGCGCTTGGGCCACTGCCGACGATAATAACGCGATCACTGCCTCTAAATTTATTCTTGGGAAACATTGAATTGCACTGCTCCTACTTGCATTCAAAATATGTAAATCTGCGTGTTTTTTGCGGGTATCCAGGAACTGCTGTTGCCATTTTGAAATAGACACCTGCGTTGGATTCCGTAGGGCTTGAGGGTGCGCGCCATGCCAATGAAGGCCGTTTTGCAGAGAACAGTCATAGCCGACTAATACCACTACTTCAGCCCCTGATTCAGCAGCCAGACTGATAGCCTGCGCGCCGCTATTTACCCCTTCCGCCGGTCCACAATATCGCCTGTACTCCAACGAAAATGATTTCGCCGCCGCCAGGTTGGCTGTCACTTTGCGGAATCTCCCTCCCGGTATGGTGGATCCGTATTGCTTCCACCATGACAAATCACCGGCGTATAAGGCATAAATGTCATCGAACATCTGCCAGGAATTGTTAACCGCGATGATTGAACAGCCAGTTTTTTCTATAGCAGCACAGTCCTCACGAGTGAGTGACGGACCGCTACCGACACAAAAAACAGTCCTAGTCGCCCTGGGTGGTATGTTCATTCTCAGCTGCAAATTCAGCCTCCAGGCGAGCATTCATTTCAGCGATTACCGGGTCCACTACAGCATCTGCTTCCTGTTCATTACGCGGCATGATCGATGCCAGCGATTCATAATTAGCCTTGAATGACACGATTATTCTCCCGATGTTAATGTGCGCTATATCAAAGAGCACATATGCACTAATTAATTTATTATTTTAAGCAGCATACAACCACTTGTCGCCGTTCAATACATGCTCAATAGCCTCACCCTTTTTAAGGCTTATGTATTCCAGGATGGCGGTTATCGCTTGTTCTGCACCATACGCAAGAACGACGTAGTAACCTTCCTCTCTAAGCCTGCGCATCCAGGCGATCTGCTCTTTCGTCGGGGCTTTACCATTTGGTTCTTTAAGCTCAATTCGCATGCCGTGATAAATACCGCATGCTTTATCGAGACTCATGTCCGGATAACCTTTTTTCTGCCCTTCAGCCTTCATTTTCCCGGCGGTTGCTTTTGAACGTTTCCCTCTGAAGTGGTTTACTGAATTTGGCCACCTGAACAGAGGTGATATGCTCACCTCAGAACAACACAGGTGCCATAATGAAAAAAAGAAATTTCAGCGCAGAGTTTAAACGCGAATCCGCTCAACTGGTCGTTGACCAGAATTACACCGTGGCAGATGCAGCCAGCGCTATGGATGTCGGCCTTTCCACAATGACGCGATGGGTGAAACAATTACGTGATGAGCGGCAGGGAAAAACACCAAAAGCCTCCCCCATTACCCCGGAACAAATTGAAATCCGTGAGCTCAGGAAAAAGCTACAACGTATTGAAATGGAAAATGAAATATTAAAAAAGGCTACTGTAGATTCAATCTGTCAATGCAACAC